AGTTAAATCTTTTTCTACAAGATAAATGCTTTCGCCTACACCGCCTACAATGTATTCAACATCTGCTTTATACGTTGCATTGGATACACAGTTTGCTGGAATTGTATAACCGTTGTCAACAAATTTAATTATCATGCCATTACGCAGTGTTGTGCCACTGTGTGTAAACGATGATTTACCTAATACATCTATTTCAATGTTAATAGGAGATTGTAGAGTAGCAGTAATAGTTATTGTACTAGGGCCAGACAACGACCAATAGTACTCTTGATAATTCACAAACTTGTCGATGTCTATGGGTGGCATGAAAACACGATATGTGCTTCCAAATATAGTGTTATGGTTTCGTGTAGTAACACCTCTGGTTTCTAATATGTCTACCAGTTCATCATAAAACAACAGATTTTCACTTTCACCAGTGATGGAGTTGATGTTGTTGACAGCAGGTGTGAGATTGTACTCTCTGCGATCCGGAGTGTTCTCTGCAATAAAACCGCCCAGCAGTGCCGCATCTTCTCCTGTTTGCTTGCCAATAAATCCTTTTAATGGGGTCGTGTTTGCTTGACTGTACAGTTGTTCAACTGTATTTTCAAAAAAGTTTTTAATGGCAGTAGTTTGAAGTACTACCGGAAGCTGGTTAACAATCTTATCAGCCATGAATCATTCTACCTATCAGCTCTAAGTGTTTGAGAACTAATTTTCTCAACAATTTCAATGTCGCTCACTTTTGCAGTATTTAAAAACAACTCATTTGGATCAGCTTTTATTTGGAAAAGATCACCAAATGTGCCAGCTGTGTTACGAGGTATAATCACAATACTACCAATATTACTTCCTAGTCTTTGATGCACATAACTGCTTAATTCTGTAAAATAAAATGTCTCGCCGAACTCCCAGTTGTTAACGTCAAAGAATGTGTTAAATGCTGCAATTACTCTACTTTTTATTTCGTTGTCACTTATACTTGACCCAGGTAATCTAACTATTCTAAATTTAGCCTGATTCTCTGGTTCTGCATCGGTTCCAAACAGTAGTTTGAATTCTGCGCTTTTATAAACTAACGAATCGCTTGCTGTTTTAAATTCATCGAGTGCAGAAAATTCAGTAGCCAATTGCGACTGAGTAGGTGCTAGTGGGTATTCTGTGCCTGGTACATTTTTATATTTTTGTATTTCGCTGTAATATGAATTAGTTAACACCAGCATTTCTATTATATTACTGATGCTGGGGTCTATCCTCACATCTTTAGGAGCAACGTGCTTCCATTTAAATATAATATCATCATCTTCTATCAATGCTGTGTTTTGCCCGGATGCTCTGCCATTCCTGACAAAATAATCTGTTGTTTCAACAACATGAGCAATTGTTGTCGGACTAGAGCTGTCAGGTGTTACTTTATACATTTTTTCAGTTGTGTAATCATATATTATCAACCCCGAAGAGTTAGTAACAGCGTCGACACCGTTAATAGTAGAACCGATGAGACTAATATCTTTTACCACAAGTAAATCTATATCACTAATTTTCCTTGTATCAGGTAAACCAGTTGGTTTAATACTATCAGTTGAAAAACTGACAGTTAAGTCATCGTAACTTCTATAGTCCACAATATTACCAGCAAGTGGCCTATCATATGAGTAACCATCAAAATCAGTGTAGTACTCAAAGAAAATTAAATCATCTGTGCCCACAAACTCTCTGAATTGTAAAGGTCTGTCAGGAACAAGATCGCCGTCAGTGTCAATCGGATACACCACTGCTTTTCTATTATCAGTGTAGCCGTCATTATACTTAACGGGTGCAATAACATTCCATTCGATGTTTTGATCAATTTGTTCTTTGTCTGTTTTATACTTTACAACAATTTTATCGCGAGAACGCGGATTTGTTGTACCGTCGGTGAAATGAGTAAAAGAGTTATTCCATACCCCAGTCAACAACAAGTTACCTGTTTGTGCTGATGTATTTGCATCAGATAAAATTAATCTTCCTGTAGAAGAAGCATTATATGCAGTACCGGTTGCACCAAAGCTATGAGTATTTCCATTAATATTAGCTTTGTAAATTTCAAGTTGACCTGTTGCAGAATTATAGTCTTTATAAACAACATTACCGTTAGCAGTGTCTAATATATTGTAGCCAAAAGTGGTATTGCTAAAAGGTATAGAGATGTTTGCAGGCAAGTAACCTATCCTGCCACTGTTGTTTGCAATAGTTGCATTTGATGACGCAGCAGTACCTTGTGTGCCATCAGCAAAATATGTTTGCAAAGGAACTGTGGCTTGACTTACAAATTTGTTAACAACTGAATCACCGTTTTGAAATATACCAACGTTAGTAACAAAATCAACTTCGACATTGTACCACTTTGTTCCTCTGGTTTTTAGTGGTATGTCTGGATTATAACTATTCGGAGTGTACTGTTCAAAAGTTTCGTCACTTTCCCACACTTCGCCTAAATCGTCGCTGTCATTGTCTGTCCAAGTAAAAGTTTCTGCAGTACCAGGTTTGTAATTCAGTGTTGTGAATGTGATTAAATCTTTACTTGCGTTATTTGTGCTATCAGCAACTTTTACGTTGTTGATGTTGTAAAATTTTAAATCGTTTTTACTCTGTACAATATATTGCTGACCTCGTAGTGTCACAGTATACTTGTAATTTGATGTAGTAATTGCAGAATAAGTAAACAGCAATAACCAGCTGGCATCTAAATTTGTACCGCTGGTGTTGCCAGCATATGTAGGCGACCATTTGCTAGTTTTATCTAAATTAGTATTAGTAATAACATACCAGGAATCAGCGACTGGATCATAACCTAATCCAAAGTTGCGCTTGTTATCCATTTCTGCTTTTATACTAGATTTTTCTGAAGCTATAAAACTTTTGCGCATGGTGGAAATAAATTCTCTAGGAGACCAACCGTCTTGTATAGCAGCACTTAATTTAAAAGGTCCAGTGCTTGTGCTCAATCCGCTGCTTAATGCACCGTTGTTTGCAACACTAACAACTCGCGCCCACTGATACTGTGTTTGATCAGATGGATTTACAAATTTTAACAAATTATTATCAACAAACATTTCAAAACCTGTGCCAGATGAATTGACTAGCACTCGTGTGGTCCCTGATGATGATTCTTCAAAATAACCTGTGATGTTTTTACCTGACACTGCTGGCAACGTTTTCCAAGTTACAGATTTAGAAGTAAGATTAAACTTGTCTGGGTCTGCACTGGTCCACACTTGTCTAAAGTTTTCATAAACAAAGTTATTGAGGTTTTTGTTTTTCAACATCAAAGGTATATCATAATCTATAGATTCTGATGTGGTATTGTTTTCAGATATAGTTGTACTGTCAGTGCCGTTAATAAACTCTCTGTACAACGCTCCGTCGCTGGCAAAAGTTTCTAGGTTTTGATATGTGCCTGTTGGGTCGTTGATATCAATGTATCTACTATGGCCTGCATGCGTTTTGTTTATTGCTTTCAGCTTTAATATATTTGTTGTTTGACTAAAAGGAAAAATATTATAGTCTTGCGCACTTACCATACGATTCTGTGTATAGTAAACTTGTGGCGCACGTTGTTTAATTGCCGTGAGTGTTTCAGGCGGTAAACTGTTACTCACACTTTCTTGTAAACTGAATGTGAGAGTTAAGGTAAACGCAGTACCTTGTGCATTTTGATAAGGTATATTTACTTTTACATTTCTTGCATCTTCTGGTTGCAATGTAAATGTTTCTGGGTCACTTGTTCGGTAACGTAAACGGAATAATCCAAACGGAATATCGCCAAAGTTGCCATCAGGAAATCTCAGTTTAATACCTGCGTTATTTAAATTTTCTATAGAATAAAGTGTTCTAGTTCCGAGAGCAACATCATTGTAATTTAGTGTTTGCCCAATTGTGTTTGGAATCTGCGTCCATTTTTGTAAAACAGTTCCATTAGATTCAATCTGCTGTAAAAATACATCAGTTTCATTTATGTTACCAACATCAACATTTTGTGTTCTATTTTCAACTCTGGTGGTATAGTTATAGTCTGCTGAAGATAATGTTCCTTGCTTGAACATTACAAAAAATCCAGAATTATTACTGCTTATGCCGGTGCCGTCGTTTCTATAGACTATGTTAAAATTATCAACAGGATCTGGGTGTCTCTCAAAAAATGTTCCTGCATCTTTAAAATCAGGATTAACAACCTGGAAGTTACGTTCTACGCCCGAAACTGATAATTCAAAATCATATGCAAGAGGTGCGGTAGCCGGAGTATTGATTTCATACAACTCACAATTTATGTCATTCACGGTTCCTGTTTTAGTTGGTGTACTAAATCTATTAGTAACATTCATAGCAGAGTTTAGAATGGTTATAAACTGTTCATATGCGTCTGGGTTGTTTGCATCATCCCAAAATATGTTGATGTTGTTCAAGTCATTACCCAAACTGTCTGTTATTGGCTCGTTTGTTCTCACAGCAACAATTTTCATTAATCCACTAGCAGGCACATTTCTGCGAGGATTGTATCCAAGCATACGTGCTAGTTTGAACACAGAGTCTCGTCTTTCAGCAGTTTCTAAAAAGTTTTCTCTGCTGTTTAGATCCATTCTAAAAGCAAGAGATTGCGACAAGTATGCAAGTAATTCTATAATAGCAATAAATTCACTGCTATCAATATAGTCATTAAAGTTTTCTGGGAAATTTGTACGCACATAGTCAACTAGCGCAGATCTAATTGTGTCAAAATCGTATGCTTGAAAATTTACTTCGCTATATGCTTTATATGCTACTTTCCAGTCCTCAGCAGCAAATAAATTATTTTGTCTGTTGATTAGTGCCATAACTACAGTTGCTCTCTTTCGAATTCAAGATATAAAGTGTCTTTGCTGTTTAGCAGAACATAGTTTAATTCCACTTCTGCTCTCAGCGCATTGTCCGAATCGAACAATTTTATATCTACTAATGTTACTCGTTGATCTTTGTCAATTATGCGTTTGATGTCTTCTTTAACTTCTTCTGAAGTAAACATATCATCTGGGTTCATTAACAAATCCCAAATAATACTGCCAAAGTTTGGACGCATAACACGCTCACCTATTCTAGTGTTAAATTCATTTAGCAAATCTCGCTTAACTAATTCTATATCAGTTAATGCATATGGGGCTTTAATTTTGCCCACTGTGCTGAATCCTTTGAATAATGTTGCCATACTCATATTTATCTATTCTATTAACAATAGTTTTAATTTCCTATATTATGGGTGCATAAATAAATCGTTGCATAATTATTACACAGTGTTACAAAATGTTTTAATTATTGTACACTTTAAAAAAGGAGAAAATATGAGTAGATCATTATATAAACTAGTAGGTACACTTGCAATGGTAGGCGCAGTGTTCTTTACTTCAACAGCGCAAGCAGAATTAACTGGCACAGTAACCGCTACAAATAACTATTTGTGGAGGGGGTTGTCACAGTCAAGAAACTTGCCAGCAGTACAGGGTGGAGCAGAGTACAGCATTGGCGATTACTATGTAGGTACATGGGTATCGAACGTAGACTATGCAGAAAATGATCGGTTTTCATATGAACATGATATGTATTTTGGTAAAACTGGCGAAATAGGCAGTATTGCTTATGATGTTGGTTACCTTTACTACAACTATGACAAAAATGCAGAATTTGATTTCAGCGAAGTATATGGATCAATTAGTGTTGCAAATTTAGATTTGTCTTTGTATGTTCTTGTGGATACTGAAGCGTGGGAAGGTGCTAACCAAGACTTCGGGTTTGGTGAAGCAACGTATGTTTCAGCAGACTACACAATTCCGCTAAGTAACGGCGTAGAAGTTGGATTGCATGCTGGTCACCATCAGGGTGATTTTGTTACTGCATTTAACGGCACACCTGACAGCTATAGCGATTATAACGTCAGTGCTAGTAAAGACAACTTCACATTCTTAGTATCTAAAACAAACCTAAACCAGGACACAAACGGTGCGCCGAACGACAATGATGAAACCAAAATTGTTGTATCGTACACACTAACATTTTAAAAAACGGTTGACATATACTTTTGTATGTGTATAATAAGGGGTGTAAGGCAACTTACACCCTTTTTTTTAACAATTAAAACATGAGAATTAAAAATGTTTAAGTTTAACAGAGAGTTCGACGAAATTTGGAAAAAAGCAGAAGAAACAAATAATCGTCTGCACAAATCTCGTTTTTTGAAAATCTTTCAGCAAAACAAAAGATTTTCCACAGTGGGTCTTTATGACTCTGAAACTAAAAAATATGTTATCTTTGATAGCATTAATTTTGCTGGTAATTTTCGATATGAAAAGAATACTATGCCCGCAGAATTCATTGAAATGAAGCGTATGCTTTCAAATGCCTGAATAAATATGTGTAAGGAAACTTACACATATTTTTTTTACAAACATGAAAAATCCAAAAAAAATCGATTCACTGTCTGAAGCAAATCAACAAATACATGTTCTACGTGCTGAAAATCAACTTCTCAGATCCGAAATAGAAATGTTGAAGCGTACTATTGCTGAAGAAACCAGTGCAAGATACGATGCATACAAAAAACTAGGAAATCGTTTAAGTAACAATGTCTGAGTTGGTCAAGTAACCATCTCGTGCTGTTCTTATTTCAACTGCTTGTTGTTTAAACGATTTTCTTGTAGCACTCATGCCGTCGGGTAGCGGAACACCGTCTGGCGTTTGAAAAAGTTCACCTTCGAATTGTCTTCGTTGTACATAATCCGGTCTTGTTTCTGTTACTCCGCTTACATTATTGGATGTAAACTCCATCATTGCATTAGGAACATCTTTATAATTACCAGAATTAAGTACACGCAATGCACTGCTTTTTGAGAAATTATTAGGACCTATATGGTCTGCAAAACTTGTTAAAGCAGACAACTGATTGTCTGAAATAGGCACACCAACTGTGCGAGTTACCATATTTGCTGTGGTGCCTAGCTTTGCAGCAGTTAACAGTTGACTACTTGCTCCACCTAACCCACTTCTAAAATCAATAATTTTTCTACCTTGTTTATCAACAAAAATATTACTGGCTCCATCTCTGATAGAAATAATTCCTTGAGACTTGAGACTTTCTTGGAATTCTTTAGGACTTTTTGCCAGTCTTTGTAAATTTCCTATTTTGTTACTGAAAGCTCGCATGTCGCCTCTTTGCAAATCGCTCGGTATGCCGGAAGTGTCAATACCTACTCGTTTTATTCTTGCAGTGTACTCGCTAATCTTATTGTTTACTCCTAACACTGTTGAATTACCAACTGTGGTAACAGGGTTTCTTACCGAAGGAATACTGCTACTTAATTGATTTGTTAGCCTTTGCTGTAATGCACCGCTTAACTGTTTCTGTTGTGCGGGGGCAAAATTATTAGAAACATTTTTTGGAAAATCAAACTGTGGCAATGCGCTAGGTCCGTTGCCTGTATAACCTGTGCCGTTTTTAAAACCAGATGGTGAATTATCAGCTGCTGGCACAGGGTCTCCTGCAGCATTTGTCATGCCTGTACTGCCAGCTGGTAGAGATTTCTTAAGTGTTTCGTCTGGGACTATATTGTCTTGATCATCATTAGTTGGATCAGGTATAGCATGGCCCTCAAATGGTTCAGCAGTCACCATTGTTGACACAATAGTGGTTATAGTGGGTTTAGGACCTGTACGTTTGCCGTCTGTGGTCAGAGGGCTATCTGAACTCTTGTCATATTTTGGATATTCTAATTCTGCATCTTCTATGCCAACAGTGGGTATAGGTGTAGCAGTTGCTGATGCTCTAACACTAGGCGCATCTGGTCCGCCGCTGTTCATTAAAATTGCTGGTGATTTTAAAGTAAGTAAATTACTTGCTTGATGTGTTATCTGCGCTCCGGCTTTTACAGTGCTGTCTCTGCCTGCTTGTGTGCTGTCTGATGCTGCAACATTTTTAAAAAAGTTTTTACCAGATGTGCTGTAAAAATCTCCTGCTGAATTCATATGTAGTTCGCCAGTCACAGCAGTTGCAAGTAAATTACCTGACGTTGTACCTGCTACTATGTTTGTGTCGCGCTCAGACTGTAGATTAATTTCACCGCCTGTGCCTCCACCTACACCTGTATAACTACCGGCTGTGTTGTCAGCGGCAGCTTTGATGTTAACGTTTTGTCCTGCTTCGATGTTAACATTATAGTCTGCTCGAATATTAAAATCTTGTTTTGCTCGCATGTTTATGCTGCCTTCAGCAAACAAATACACTTCGCCGGATTGACTAAACTCCATCCACACCTTGCCTTCTTTGTTAATGATATAGATAAAGCCATTAGTGTCATCAAGTAAAATTTGATTGCCTTGTGCTGTTCTAATTCGTATATTTCGCGTGGCTAAATGGTCATCTAATGTTATGCTGTGGCCGCCTAATCTGTAATCAAACTTATCAGGGTCTCTGGGTCCAGGGGTGAGTATACCAAATACTTCGGATGGACTTTCTCTTCTGAAAGTGCTTTTGCCTGCTCCTCTTACAGGATCTAGGGCGAGTCCTTGAGTTGTAATTGCTTCTGCTAGTGTATGTTGTATAGGTCTGAACGTGTCATTGTGGTTGATATCCGCTGTTCTTTTATTCTTTTCCATGGTAGGCAAATTAAAATTTGGTGCTTGATATGTTTTGCCTCCAGCGTTGCCCGGTAACATATAATTAAATTTGTCGCCAAATAAACAACTAATAACCAGCGGATACTTTGTGTTGCCGTCGCCAAAACAAACAAGCACAAGATTTCCCATATCAGGAACTACCCCTAAGAATCCATAACTGCTAATTGTGTTGTCT